GGTTTCCTCATACAGCTCTAAACGTCTTTTTATACTTTTGTAAGCTTGGGCTAATTCCGGATACGTTTGATAACTTATCGTACTTTCCAGACAGTATCAGATTAATATTATTAAAACTGTCATCAGCAATAATTCCGGCTTTGACCAATCCGTCAAGAATAAACTTACCGCTGTAATTATCAGGGTCATGTCTTATTTTAGTACGAAAATAATACGTAATCTTTACTGTTGTTTTGTCAAACGTTTTTTCGGGTTTTGGTCTGCATTTTAAATTAATCAACTGCGCCCAATGTTTCTTTTTTTCCTGATACTCCCATTTATTCGTCCTGCCTATAAATTTATTATTACTAGGCGGTATCTCGTCAATTATGTATTTCACTGCCTCACCTTAACCTATAATTTTTATTATCGTCTTTCTGGATTTGAATAGTAAACCCTGCTGATTTTTCTGCAATTCGTCCAGCCAGTGCAGAATCGTATTTGTTTATATCCGATATCAGCAGTTCAGACGAAATAATTGTTTTTTTGTTGGCGTTATATCTGCTGTTAATGATTTCAAATGCAAAATTCAATTCATCACTGAACTTACTGTTATTTGAATTGGATTTCAGAAAATCGTCAATATACAGAATATCAGTATCGCAAATGGATTTAAATTTATTTTTATATTCTGTTTCATCAAACTGATTACTTTGTAACTCGTGAAACAAATTGCGCCAGACTTTATACTTCACTAATCTACCAGTTGAAATAAACCTAGTACATATAGCAGTGCATATATGGGTCTTGCCGCTTCCGGACTGTCCTGCTGCATAAAACCATGAATCGCCTGAATTTTCCGTAAATAGCAACGCCTTTTTCTTGATTTCCGATTGCCATGGTTTTGACGTCTCATACGCATTGAACGTATATTTTTTTATCAGATTTCCCAATCCGCTCAGTTCAAGATTTTTTATGCTTTTTCGCTTTGACATACATTTACACTCAACTCTGATCTCATTTAAATCCGTATCAAGCTCTGCAATGTAACCCTTATTTTTGCAGATATCGCAGTTTATGTATGGAAGATTTCCCTGAGTGTCGTTGTACCAATCGCAGCGCTTACGTGCAAAATCTTCATAGCTTAATTTGTTTCCGTCAGAGAAGTCCTTCGTATAGTCTGCTATTGTGTTCATGGGATTCCTCCTCACCTGTATTTAAATCATCCTCCCAACGTTTACCATTAAGCCATGTTGTAGGATATGGAATAAACTGTCCGTTATCCTTTTGCCACTGAGAAGATTGTTTTTGCTTCTCCAAAGCAGAAAGGATTTCCCTGACTAAATCGTCGTTTGGTTTAAGTTTTTTCCATGCCTTTAACGCATTAGACTTTGAAACCTTCTTCGGATACGCTTTCCAAAAATCATCAAAAGATTTACTGAAAGAGTCTGTTTCAGGTTTTTTCTTCGGCTTATCCCCCTTGGGGGATATAGGGGGTATATTTATTACATTATCATTTACATTAACATTAACATTATCATTTACATTAACAGCTTGATTTGCTTGGGTTTGCTTAACCAAAGAATCATTTGCTTGATTTGCTTGGGTTTGCTTGCCGCCTTTTCTTCCGGCTTCGGAACGTTTTTCACGAGTTTTATTCCATTTTTCCAAATCCAAGTCAATCCTGCTTTTTATAAAGCTGAATGCCATTTTTACCATACCATCATCAAATTCTGGTATAATTTTTTTCTCTGCATACATAAATATTGCCTTGATAAGTTTACCTGCTTGTTCATCTGATAACTCATTAAATTGTTCCATGTAACTGCTGTATAGTATAAAACTTCTTTTTTCTTCCAACTTTTCACCCCCTCACTAATGGGCAGATTCACTGCTGAATTTGCATTAAAATATGCAATTAACTTTATTTTGTAATCAAATTGTAACTTTTAAAACGGCGGTTCATCACCGGCAATTACTTCCTCAAAGTCGGCTAGATCTCCGAGTGGAACGTCTTCTACCGGATTTGATACCTGTGTGGTTTGCGGTGTATTTGCAGTATAATTATTATCGTTCCTGCTGCCTGCAAATGAAACGCTGTCTGCCAACACGTCCATGGAATAATGCTTTACGCCGTTTGCATCAGTAAAGTCATTATTTCTCAGACTTCCTTCAACAATAATCATTTTACCTTTGGAAAAATATTTGCTTACAAATTCAGCAGTCTTTCTCCATGCAGTAACACTAATAAAATCCGTTTGATGTTCGCCGTTATCATTTTTAAATTTTCTGTCCACGGCTATATTAAATTTTACAAATGAAATACCGCTTTGTGTTTGTCTTAGCTCAGGATCGGCAGTCAGCCGACCCATTAATATCACTCTGTTCAGCATACGTTATCCCTCCATTATACTGGAAAAATCATCAAGAGGCGGTTGCTCAGTAGTGACTGATTCTACAACTTCTTCTGTTTCAATAACTTCTCCGGTTTCAGGAACTGTTTCTACATATTCCGCTTCACCCTGTTCATTAATAACTGCCATATCATTTGTAACGGCTTTTTCCATTTCTATTGACATAATACCCCATTTGCTGATTAATTGTCTTAACATGGTTTTGCAAGCCATTCCGTCAAAATCTTTCTCCCAGAATGTATAACCGGAACGCTTTTGATATCCTTTTGAATACTTTTCAGCGTGAGATTCCATTTTTTCTTTACTCCAATAAATAGCCTTTTTAAAGCCGTTTATATATTCAAACATTGCATAATATCCGATTGTAGGAGCATTTTCACGGTCAATTTCATTTTCAATCAACTGCACTTCAATGTCTTCCTCAAGAGGATTAAAGTGTATCAATTCTCCTTGTTTTATCGGCAATACATTTAATTTCTTATACTGACCTGAACGAATCGCAAGCTGTATGTATCCTTTGTATCCTAGCTGAAATTGTGCAACTTTTCGCCCGTTTTTATTATCATTAAACGGTACTAAATAATACTGTCCCAACTGCGGAGACGGGGAAAGCTTCAAGCCCTCGCCAAGTAATCCGGCTGAAAGAATTGAACCGGCGTCACATTCCTGTAGCGCAGGATTGGCACTCACTGCCGATGTAATAGAAGCAATAAAGCGGTTAGCTGTGTTTTTATCTCGGAGTGTTGTATTAATTAGATTCTGATAACTTTTGCTTTGAAGCTGAACTGTGAATGGGACTTTTTTACCGCCCTGTTGAACTAAACTGTTTTTTACTGCCATTTTAATTTCCCTCCGTTTTAATCGTCTCAAATTTAATACCGTTATCAACCATAAATTTACGTAAGTTTTTAATCTGATTATATGTTCCAATTACACGAAATGCACATGTTCCCAACTGTTCTTTAGGCTGCTGGGATTGCGATGCTGAAACAGTCTGAACAACTTCCTGCTGTACTGGTTGCGTTTTTTTCTGTTCAAGAACTTTCTTCTGCATTTCTTCTTCACGCTGAAGCTGTGCGGCATATACCAATGCCTGACTTGTACTATATGCCTTACAGTACTCGGTAATTACAGCGGCTTTATACGGCTTGTCTGCATATTCGGTATTAAGCGTTTCAAGTTCCTTCTTGATACGGTCAATATTATCTTCAATTTCCGCTTTCAGGGTATCAATTTTTGCTGTGGCATTGCCCCATTTAGGATTAAGAATCTTATCAAATTTAATGATATCAGCCATATCTCCTATGTAATTATCAAAGCAAGATTTCAGTTCGTCATATTTTTCTTGCTTCTTTATGTTTTCAAATTCTTTTATTTGATTATCAATTGCAACAACAGGGGCTTTGACTAACATAACAAGTTCTTTACATTTAGCTTCAAAATCGTTATACGGTTCAAGGCAACGTCTTTTGACTTCTTTTCGTTCACTTTCAATGGCTGCTATTAATTTATTTAAATTTGCTTTATCAGCTTTTGCCGACTTAATGCTGTTTTCTGAAACCACTAAATTATTGTAATATTTTAGTCTTTCAGTCATCTCGGCTTTTAGTTCACTATAGTTAAATTCTATAACAGACGGCAAAGTGTTCAAGTCCGTTTGTAATTTAAAGTCCATTGTTTCCCTCCTAAATCTCCGGCAAAATCAATGCCGGTTTTGTTTTATTTTGTACATGCTCCCAAAACTTAATTTCAGCTTCGAGGAGTGTTTTTATATCCTCTTGCACTTCATTACGGTCAATGAAATAATGTCTGGTTGCGGTGCATATATCATTATTTTTAAAATACCTGATATGTGCTTTTAGTACTGCAAAATTCCAGCATGTAGCAAGCATCTGATGCAATACCTGTATGTAATAATTTTGCGGAACTCCACCGTCCCATTCGTCCCATTGAGAAGAATTTTGAATTGTTGTGGTCTTGATTTCGAGAATTCCCTTTTTGCCTGATTCAGCAGTCAATTCGCCGTCCAGAGTTGCAAAGATAAACGGGTATTTGTCATTTGCATACATTCTGTATTCATGATATTCAATATCATATTGAGGAAAATCAAGTGCAAATAACTCCCTCAAATGGAACTCTGCTTGCTTTCCGTATGCAACAGCAGGCTTGTCCGAAATATCTTTGGGAACTGTAATCCCGGTTTTTTCTTTCCATAGCTGCACATTTGTCTTGTACTTATTCATTCCCAGAACACACGCCGCGTCACTTCCGCCAATACCTGCACAACGTGCTGATAACCACTCATCATGGGTTTTAGGGTCTGCAAGTATCATGAGTCTTTACCGCTTTCCCAATCTCTCATTAAATCAATATCGGGTTCCGGCTTGTCCGGATTTTTATAACAGGTTCTGCATGCTTCAATATCACACTCGCAAGGACTGTTATAATCGTAAATGCAGCTCATCTTATAACTCCTTTTCTCTTTAACACTTTATATGATTCGTCTGACAGATGTACTTTTATAATTTTTTCGCCTATACCGTCATTTACGAACTGTTCCGCATCGTCCTCATTTTCGTAAAAAATTGAACTGTATATGACATCATTAAAATATGCTATTCCATATACTGTATGGGTTTTCCCTGTGTACATTTTGGTTTCCTCCTTGACATTATTTCTATTTCATGCTATCATTTATTTGTTTAAATTTTTTTATTGCCTGTCCCTGTTGCCTCAGGGCGGGCGGTTTTTTATTTATATATGTAGTCATATCAAATCTTCCCTTAAAACATTCTGTTTCTTATTGATATATGTATAGTCTCTAATCATATTATCAATAATCGCACGGTCATTAATTGCCTTAGTTCTCCCCATGGGTCGGGACTGTAATTTGTCTTGCATTGCCGTGTTTTTATGTTATATTCCGTCTGCTTCATTTCTGTCCTCCTTGGTTTTGTAATTGAGAATTACTTTCTTCTGTATAATCTTCATCCGGCCATTTACCAATACAATCAACAACATTTTTATAATATTTTATTAGTCCCTGCTCCAATTGCTTATGCCGTATTTGCCTTTCGGAATCAGTAATATCTGCAAAATGAACCTCAACTATTGCATTTTCGCTTTCATATTTAATCATATTTATCACCTCTTTATATCCTACTCAGCACCACTTGTACTTGTTTCCTAATTAAGATAATTTAGTTTGACTTACTTTTTTAGAAAAGTACCCATCTGGCTGCATCAAAAATCTTAAAAATAATTCACCTATGTACATTTTTAATTTCTCCTATGCCGACTAAGTTTCGTTTTATTGACATATTTCACCAATTGAATTATAATAAAAATAATATATAGAAAAAGGTGGGGAAATAATAATGGTTTACTTTATTACATATGACCTTAATAACCCTGGTCAAAACTATGATGATGTAATTAATGCTATCAAAGAAGCTTCGACGGCTTGGTGTTCCTATTGGAAATCGTCGTACTTGATAAAAAGCAACTATTCAAGTGCGGACGATATTCAAGCAAAAATCAAGCCTTATCTTGATTCAAACAATAGATTATTAGTCATAGAAGTTGTAAATAATAAACAAGGCTGGCTGAACAAAAAACAATGGGATTTTATTAATAATTCAATTTTTGGATAATGAATCTTCTTGGGATTGACTGTGTTCAAAAGGATAGCCACTACTATCACACGGAACGAATGATGATTTAGAATCTTGCTGACCTTGTAATGCAACTATAAGGTCGGCTATTTCTTTAGGTTCTGTTTCAATGGTTATTTTCATATCTTTCACCTCCTTTACGCTGACTTGGTTTCGGTTGATTCTCTAAACTCCATTACTTCATATTGACATTTATTTTCTTAAAAAGAAGAATCAACTGTTGAAACTACTGCTGAAATAACAACCGAGGCTGTTACTAATGTTGAAATCTTTAAGAGCGAAAGTATCACCGCTCCGTTTACCGAAC